ACGAGAAGTTTACATATAATCAAGATATACACACTTTTACATATTATGGTCCAAAAATTTGCCCGCAAAAATTAAAGGCGCGTTATGAAAAGAAATACAAAAAGGAGTATACTAAGGACGATTATTATGAAGATGTATACAAGCAATGGTGTAAAATCTGGAAGAAAATGGATAAATATCGGATTGATAGTTATATGGAAAAAGGTATGACATATGAAGACGCCGTTAAAAAAACTGAGGAATATGCTAAACAATTCCCCCTTATTGAAGATAAGATCGTAAATGGCGATAATCCTATATCTAATACACTTATATTTATACGCAATGTGGTGTGGGTCATTATATACTACATTATTTACAAAATAATAGAAAAGGTATTTGAAATATTTTTCTCCTTTTCGAAAAAAATGAATCAAACGAATCAAACGAATAGTTCGTGTATTGGTATCGGTGCTTGTTCTACTTCATTTTGTAAACGACTTTCTTTTTTGAAGAATTTCTTATTTTCTCCCGTTTAACCTGTCTCTCTCGTTTAACGAGGGCTTAATGACTTCGCCGCATTGATATTGATGGGCTTCGATGTCGCAAAAGATGTTATTGTAGTCGCCTGTCCAACTATATCCTCCAGTGTAGAAATAGACAGCCTAGGAAGATCCGCGTGACTCTCCCAAAAATATCTACAGTATGCCCATTTAAATTCATAATCATCTCCATATAAGTGTGACAAATTTTGAAGCAATAATATGTTTACATTCATCGGTAACAAATTCAAGTTCTCTCTTGGTAATACATAGCATAATTGGACGATATCTTGGATTGTTTGCTGCTGTTTCGGCACAATAAACTGACTACTCATTTGGGGAATATATTTTACCAAATCCTTAAACAGAGGCGCATAATGATAGTTATAACACCAGCGCCAATCGATACACCCCTTAATATAATAATTAAATGTCCATTCGAGTCCTTCAAGATAATTCACACATATTTGTTTCTTACGTTCATCGTTGATCTCCACGTCGAATAATGCCTTATAATATCTATACTCCCAATCTCGTTCAAAAGGATTAATATATTTTTCAATACTCCGTTCTTTCATAGGAAGCAGTAATAGATCATCCATACATTGAACATCCACACCCAGGACATCGTCACTTTTATTTGAGATCAATATTTCATTTTTTGGTGCTACGAATTGATTTTTACCATTTCTCCCGTTGAAAGCGTTCATCGTGTTTCCAGCCCTCCCATTGCCTCCGTTGCCTCCATTGCTCCCGGTCCCAAACCTTTTAGAAAACTTGTCGCGTTTCTTATGTTCATCAATAAGGAGTTCATCCTCTTTATCCGCAATATGTTTTATCATTTTATAGAAATTACCCCATTGTATTGTTGTTCCATTAATCAGAAATGTATCAGTATTCCCTATTGTCTCGCGATACACATTTAGCATTATGTCAATACCAGTTGTTCTAATATTTAACGCCGGAAAATGAGGCAAGAAATCATTCCCCAACAAAAAGCACATGAATATATAATCTTTTATACGATTTGTCGTTGTCGTGCTAGTAATGGAGAGTTTCGATTTATCTTCGGGATTATCATTGAATTTACCTGATTCTCCCGTCATTGGCGTTTGTCGTGTTTTGAGAGTCGTCTCTCCGTAACTATGAATATACTTGACGATCGCAGCAGCAAGCTCTGGTATATCAAGCAAGTAGTCAGTGTTAGCATCAAGCGTCGAATCAATCGATTTAATAAATTCGGGCGTCTCTCTAAAAAGATACAAATTCGGTGTAATATGTAAATGATTCAAGGTAAGCATAATAAGATCCGCATCCAAACCATACACTAGTGTAATAGTATCAGGCGAATTATGATATTCGGGATATTTACGCATATACTCAAATATCTTGTGTTCACCTTCACCTGCTTCCGAACTACTAGAGACTATAAATTCCGACGCGAATTCCATTGCGTGGTTTTTAGCCATATAATAATTCATTACTGTTTCATTTAACTCCTTCATAAAATTAGTTCCCGGCGTAATTGACGATGTATTCCACGCCTCTTTATATGCTTTGCCTTCAAATTCGCGCTGAAGTTGTGCGGTATACCACGACTTATACCTTCTATCGCGCTGCTGACTAAGTTTAGCAACAGGCGCAACTCCATCGAAGGCGATAAATACGCGCTTTCGAGGTTTTAGCGATTCAACATAATAATCTATTTTTTTACATACCATACTTATCAATTCTTTCTCATATTCTCTCCTTTTCGTTTTATCATATGTAGGGCTGTTTTTTACAGCATCATATATAAGAGAATTACAATCCATATATAAATTATCAATATGTGGAAGCGATAGTAGCTTCTTTATTATTTGACCATAGTCACGAACAATATGACTGAAATAACTCGGGACTCCCATTGTGCTATGTGGTGTGTGTGTGTGTGGTGTGTTGTGTGGTGTGTTATACGAAACAACGATATATGTTATTAATTATATATATATTTATGTTTCTATGTATTTTAAATATATATTCTATTCTGTATATTCTATTCTATATATTCTAGCTTAATGAATAATATATTGTATTATATATATAATATAATACAGTATATAATATATAAAATATGAATCCAGCATCAGGAGCAGGCGCAGGTGGTTCAGCTCCATCAAAACCACTTATGAATCCGCAAAAAGATAAACTTAAACCCAACCCAGGATTATTTAAAAATATAATTAGTAATTTAAACCCTGGCGTCCCACTATCTGGTGGAAGTATTCTTCAATTAATATCATCTCTGTCTCCACTTTATATGTCAGTTTTTTTCATATTATCTAGTATAAGTAATGGCGATCTTAAATGGACAATGTTTTTAGCAGGAATGGTTTTTCTGGTATTTATATTCTCTCTCGCCGCTATGACAACCGATGCCAAGTTCGATAAAACATTAGGCTCGGCATTTTATAAACGCGAATGTAACTTTGTTGAATTCCCATTCAATTTATCTGATTATACCATCCCAAACTTTAACAGCACCGCATTGTCTTTTATTTTTGCCTATATCTATTTACCTATGGTTCAATTCGAGAGCTACAATCTTGTGCTTCTATCTGTAATTATGGTGCTGTTCTTTATCGACGGTGTTACTAAAGTTATGAATGGTTGTACACCTATCATCGGGGTTCTTATGGGTATGGCCATCGGTTGGATTGTCGGATACCTGTGGTATCTTATCGTCGCTGGAGCAAATAATAATCTCATCTATTTCAATAACACCAATTCGAGCCCCATTTGTTCCCGCCCCAATAACCAAACATTTAAGTGTAAGGTTTATAAAAATGGTGAGATTATTCACACAATGTAAAATGAATAGTGCTACTCGCGCTACTCGTTATACGTCATTTACGCGTTAAATTTCGAAGAATTATGAGCCATCCATTTTTTAAAATCATTCATCGCTGCATCTCTATGAAAACTATTTGTCAATAATTTAATATTATTATACTTTCGCGATAATATCGTAATAAAGTTATACACAATATTACGTGTTATAGCCGTCTGATATTTAAACATCTGACTTTCCTGGAACATCGGCTTATTCGTCTTTTTATTTACGCTATTATGAAAATCAAAAAAGAACATCTGTAAGTCCTTTTTTGTTTTAATATTATCCCTTTTTACATTTACCATTATAGCAAAAGCGTGTTCTGAACATTCGGGACAAGGCAAATTAGCACATATTCTACCACATATGTTCAAAAAATCATTCTTCAATTCATCAAAATGTTGATCCTTCATTTTGTAAGCAAGCGTATGAAATAAATACCACGTAGCATTTCCCCATTCTTTTTTAGTTGCCATATTATAATATAATAATATAAAGACTTTTTATTTTAATAATTATACATAATTTTTAAGTATGACCGATACTATACATTCTTCTTCTAACCAGTTTTTTTTTACAGAATTGGCTAAAATTATGAATAATGCTAAAGTGCCTCCCCCTTCCCCATCTATACAGAGCGATAGTTCACATAAAAATATTATTATTTCTTCAGGAGATAACAACGACGATCACGACGATCACGACGATGACAACATTTGTCTCATTTCAAAGGATAAACTTCACCCAAATCATATCACACTATCTTGTAAACATAAATTCAACTATATACCCATTTATAAAGAAATTTCGTATCAGAAGAATAAGAACAATACATCCTTTGAAATCACTAAACTATTAAATAATGAAATAAAATGCCCATATTGTCGCCAAATTACAAATAAGCTTCTTCCATATATTCCTTACCCATCCGTAAAACAAATAAAATATGTAAACTCTCCTCAGGATATGTGTATGTCAACTATAAAATGTCAGCACGTTTTCCGACCCACACACGAAGGCGAAGGCGGCAATGACACCAAATGTGACAAATACGCACTATATTATGAAGCAGAAAATGTATTATTTTGTGCTCAACATTTTCGACAATATGAAAAACGGATGAATTCAATTGAAGATAAAAAGGCTAAAGAACACGCAAAGATACAAGAAAAACTAGCGAAACAGTCTTCGGTTCCTCGCTGTAAAGCGATCCTTCGGGGTGGCAAAAATATCGGAAAACCCTGTGATCGTATTATTTCCGTCGAAGGGGCGACGGTTTGTAAAATTCATTCTTCGTAATTTAATTTGATAAATGACATAAATATCGAATATTAATAATAATAATAATTAAATGCTCACATTTATTTTATCTTTCGCGACATTAGATAGCCTGGGGGATTTTCTACTTGAAAGGAACTTTCCTTTACCAGGCATTCTATCACGTATATCATCCATATTAATTCGTTGCTTATATTTATAAGGATTAATATTCTCATACGAGGATGCCTCATGCATAAAATTTGTATGTTCATCAAAAAATAAACTATTCGATTTATATAATTTCATAAACTTAACATAAAACGGTTTATTTATAAATCTTTTCGATTTGAATTCAGGATATTTATTCTTTTTATCATTTTGTAATCTAGGTAGATAATACGAGTATAAATTATCATATACATTTTCTAAAAAATAATACAGTTTCATAAATGGTTCACGATTATTTTCAAACAAATCTATTAACCCCGCACTCAATAAAGGATTGCTAGGATTATTATCTATTTCTTCTAAAACTAACATATATATTTTGTATAAATTATAAAGCATACTAACAGCGATTTCTAAAACTGTTCCGATATTATCTATAAACTCTTGTATTAAATATAGTTTTGCCATAGCATATAGTTCTGACTGTATAGGGTTTGGAGATTTTTTAAATGGTTCGCTATTATTTAATTCATTTATTAGTTCATTCTCTGTATTATTG